CCCATTCTCAATGGGGGTTTTATCTCCACTCGGGAGATCCGAGGGTTGTCCACGTGATGGTTATAGTCATTAGAGGGTATATATGTCTCAAGAATCATTAGAAGGTTTGAGTGTTCAGGCGCCTGTAGAAATGCAGCAAACTGAACAGATGATCCCGCAATCGAAGGTTAATGAGTTGATTGTAAATGCAAAACATGCGGCAGCCGAAAAGGCGCGTCGTGATGTATTGCAAATGCAACAACAACAGCAATCTTATGCTCCTGACTATAATCAGAATTCTGCGCCTCAATCACAGCAATATTCTGCTCCTGATTTAAGGAATACGGTTTCTGAGGAAGTACAGCGTGCGTTAACACAAGCATACGAGAAAGAGCAAGAACGACGAGATCAAGAAGAGATTAAACAAATTGCATCTACATATTTTGAGAGGATGAGAAGTTCTCCAAATTATGAAGAACAAAAAACCGTTTTAGAATCATTTCCGCATGATCGCTATACAGGTTTAGCATACTTAGCGAGTCAATTTGATAATACTGGCGATATCATTTATGAATTAGCTACAAATGATATCAAAAAAGGTGCCATGTTATCAATTGCCGAAACAGATCCCGAAGGTGCTTTTAATGCAATGCGTAAAATTTCTGAATCTATCAAACTGAACGAAAATGCTAAAAATCAGCAACGACCTAATGAACCTATGAGCCAAATTACCCCTTCATCTAATTCTTTAGATAATGGCTCTAATTCGGTTGCTGATTTACGTAAAATGATGCGCAACAGATAATATTAGATTCGCCATTATCTTTTTCTTTAATTATTAAAAGGATATTGAAAATGGCGATTAATATGTTACAAACGGTTGAAACATACCAAATGAATACCATTGCGTGGTTATTAAACCAATACGCAGGGATGGACCTAGCAAATAAGAAATTCATCGATTTTGAAAACAAAACTTCCAATCTTGGCGATAAAATAAGTTTTGAAGTTGGTTCTCAAACTGTCTCGCAAAATTCCCTTGTCATTACTACCACTCCAGCAATCCTAGAGAAGGCAGAACTTATAGCTGCCAATGCTATTTCTACGTCAAATGATTTTAATGAAAAAGAATTTACATACCAAGCTAAAGATTACATGAACATTTTTGGCTACCAGAGAGCGGCAGAACTTGGATCTGTTATAGAGCGATCCAATTTTGAACATATCACTGGGACGGCAAGATACAAAGATGATCAAAATCCGTTAAATGGTCAATTAATCGATCCATCTTCTGGCCCGTATAGATTCTTTGGAAATGGTGTAAATCAAATTGATTCTTTTACTACTCTTTCTCAGATTATTAGTAATTTCAAGGACTATGGTTCTTCGGACGTTAATCTTTGCGGAATTATCCCAATTACAAAGAAAGACATTATCATCGGTAATGGCTTAGACCAATTCGCATTAAATCGTAATAATTCTATTGCTGAATCTTGGGATCTTGGAACAGTTTCCGGTTGCCGTTGGACAAGTTCTAATTTGCTGCCTGTTCACATGGCGGGAACAATTGGAGATGCGCAAATTACCCTTACCTTGGTTAGCACAAATGATCCATCTGGTAACAATATCACACAGTTAACTTTTAGTAGTTCATTGGGTAATGATATCAATGCTATAAAAGCAGGCGATCCTATTGAATTTATAGATGTTTCTGGTCAACCGCGATTGCGTTATCGTCAATGGTTCGGTCATGGAGTTTCTAATCAGCCTGTTCAAGTTCGTGCTACAGGTGATGCAGAAAGTATCGGTGGTCAAATAACTGTCAATATTTATCCTCCTCTCCAATCCACACCAGGCCCAAAACAGAATTTGAGCACTTCATTGCAGGCTGGGATGCAAGCAACAATTCCTGCTTCGCATATTGCCGGTGTTGTTTGGTCGGGAAATCCTTTCTATGTAGCTCTTCCAAAATTGAGCGATCAACGTCCTTATGACACATCCATTGTTACTGATCCAGGTAGCGGTATTTCTCTTCGATCATATTGGGGTGCATTGCCTGGTCTGAATAAACGGATATATGCAACTGATTCTATCTATGGCGCCTATCTTCTTGCCCGCAATGCATTGCGTGTAAATTTCCCACTTAATTAAGGAGTTATTTAATAATGACAATTCCATCAAATACTTTAGGCACTCAGATTGATAATAAAAGGATGCCTTATGCTTACGGATGTGTGCCCACTTATGAATCGGCGACAACATTAACAATAACCGCTGGCAGATTGAGTGATGCCACCGATACATTTGATATTAATGTGCCGAGTAATCTTACCGTTTCAACACAATTTGTTGGTGCAGGAGGATTAGACGAAGGAACAATTCAGAATAATACGTTCTACGCTGTTTATGTGTTGTATGACTATACACATGCAAATAATCCAGTTGGTATGTTATCGGCCGTCTCTAAGAATCCTGTTATGCCTTCTGTAAATGGCGTCACATATTCATCTTATAGAGTGGTTGGTTATATTAAGACATCCTTTAGTACTCCTGATATTACTCCATTTAATGTGTCGGGATCTTCGAATGATAGAACGCATTTATGGGCGACCGATCAGACTGGCCTACTGGGAGGTACGGCAACTACGCTTACACCTGTATCTTTAGCAGAGGGGATTCCATCAATTCTTGGTATTTCAGATGCGGCGCCTCAATCAGTAGCAGCAATTTTCACTATGAGCCTAAATCCCACCGGGGCTGGTGATAATGGGCAATTATGGACATTTGATACGTCTATTAATGCTTCATCGGTTTTACTAGGCCAAGTAGTTGGCGTACTTATCCAAGGACAATATGTATGTGCTGCGGATTTCACAAATACGGGCGACTATCAAATTCGATATATAATTACGAGTACAACTGGCGCAACGCTTGATATCGATATAGATGGATTTACTTATACTATTTAAGGTTTTTTAAATGCCAACAACGACAAGAGAGTTAATAACGAAAAGTTTATATCTTTCCGGTTTAGTTGCCAGGGACTTCCAAACAGTCCCTGGATCAAAACTTAGAGATTCACACGAGTTGTTAAATTCTATCTTGTCGTTTAAAACTATTGATAGTAGAAAAATTCCTTACTTTGAAGAATTACAATTTCTTACTATTGCAGGTCAGGAAAAATATTTCATATCTGGTCTTATTTCTGTAGAAACTCTTACCTATGAATTAAATAGCGCAAGAATTCCTATGCGGTCAACTGAAAGATATGATTATTTTAATACCTATCGAATATCAATGCTTCCAAATTTGCCATCGGTTTATCATGTAGAAAAATGTATGGGTGGGGCTAATATATTTTTATATCCTATTCCAAATATTGTTTATACATTTACCATGTATGCAAATTTTCGTTTAATGGAAGTAACAATAGATCAAGATTTAGAATTAACATTTGATAAATTCTATATTGAGTATTTACGATATTTGCTAGCGTCATATATATGTGATTTTTATGAAGTTTCACTTCCGATGCCCGTTCAGAAAAGGCTAGATGAATATGAAGCTGAGATGCTCGATACAAGTCCCGTAGATTTTACGATGAAGAAGGTAAGCACATTAAAACAAAGGAATTGGCGTTATAATGATTCAGTAACAAATGCCGGAATTATATTTCCGTTTTGATAAATGCGAGATGTCATGCAATTAAAAACACCATCACCTGATATTGCATATCAACCACTTAATGTAGTGGGATCGAGCACATTTGGAATAAACCAAAAGATCGTCTCGGATCGAACATTTAACATGATTATGAGCGATGGTTGGCTAGTTAACTATGCTGGATATCGAAAAGAAATAATCATTCAAGAAAAAGGTGAAGGACGATTCATTTTCACAAGCATAAAATCAGGGACACTTATAAGTGTTATTAGCGACAGCGTCTATTCTACCACTCTTTATAGTATAAATGGTTCTGGTAAGAGAAAATATTCTACTAAGAAAATAGGAACAATTGATACAATAAATGGCGATGTCTTTATTGATGAAAATAATATTGGACAGATAGGAATATGCGATAAAGTAAATATCTATATCTATAATTATCTTACTGATGTTTTTCAGAAAGCTATCCTCCCAGAAGGAATCGTTCCTGGATATATTACTTATCAAGACGGTAGATTTATTACGGTTGATCTAAAAAGTAATCGGTGGTTTGTATCAAGCGTCTCAAGTGGACTTGATTGGTTCCCAAGCAATTCTGGTGGCCCAGTAGAAAGTAAAATAGATAGTAAACCTGATTATGGGAAAGTTGCTCTAAGATTTCCTGGAAGAGGTAATTTGCTACTTTTGCAGGGTGAAAATGTATCAGAGTTATGGACAGATGTAGGGGGTTCGCTATTCCCATATCAGAAAAACACATCAGTGAACTTTGACTATGGTTGCATAAGTTCTGCAACTGTAGCTACTTCTGAGAAATTTGTAGCATGGTTAGGTACCAATGAACGATCTGAATCAGTCATCATGTTTTCTGATGGTAGCGATGTGCAAACTATATCAACAGATGGGATTAACAATAAGCTACAAGCCATTGTTAATCCAAGGAAATCCGTTGGATTCTTTGTTAAAATATACGGCCACCTTATATATCAACTAACATTCTATGATAAGCGAGATAATTATTCACTTATTTATGATTTCACTGCTCAGAAATTCTTTGATGTTACTGATGAAAATCAGAATTATCACATTGCTAGGCATGTTGCATTTTACACAGATGAATATTATTTCGTAAGTTTGAATGATGGTTGCATCTATGTAATGAGCTCAGATTTGCCGACTTATGATTATGGTTCGATGAATTTTGATATCCCAAGGATTCGTGTATGTGCAAATTTCAGATATCCAAATTCGAAACGTTTTATTGTGAGTAATGTGGTAGTGAATATGCAACAAGGTGAAGACACGAATAACATGATTCCGCTCGATAACTATGATCCTAGAATTGATCTATCTATATCTAGAGATGGTGGTATTTCTTTCGGATCATCCGTATCTCAGCCTCTAAATCCGCTTGGTCATCGTGAAAATATAGTTAGGTGGGATAAATTAGGATCGGCAAACGATATGGTCCTTAAACTTAGGTTTTATGCAAAGGCTCAATGGAACACATTTGATGGTGTAATGGGGGTCAGACAATGAATATCCCACCATTTACGCGACAAAAATTTGTTGATATTGAAGGTAATTTAACTGCTCCTATGCAACAGGTTTTTGATGTATTTTTTCAGCAGGCTCAGATAAATATTTCTGATGATGGTCTTGTTGCTCCTGCGCGAACGACTGTTGATATAAACAATATTGCATCCCCGTCAAACCAAAATGCAAAGCCTAATGGAACCATATTTTTTGATTCAGATACGGGTGAACTTAAAGTTAAATTGAATAATACTATTAAAGTAATTCAAGTTATATAGGTGAGATTATGAATATTGGAAAAATGCTGGGATTTAAAAGAGATAAACCGGATTATACTAATCCTGCTGATGTGGCAATGCCATATCTCAATGATTTGCCAGGAATGATCAAGCCTATATATGACCCCTATATGAATGCAGGTGGGCAGTCATTGAATACGCTGATGGGTCAATATGGAAATCTTGTAAATGATCCAAACAAGGTAATGACCATGCTTGGTCAAGGTTACAAAGAGTCTCCGGGATATCAATTTCAGATGCGAGAAGCCATGAATGCTGCTAATAATGCAGCTGCGGCAGGTGGTGGTATTGGCGGAACTCAACATCAGACACAATCTGCAACAATGGCTTCAAATTTAGCTAACAAAGATTATATGGATTACTTATCAGGAATGATGGGTTTATATGGTCAAGGGCTGCAAGGATTAGGCGGAATTAATCAACTTGGCTATACAGCATCAAATGAATATGGAAATACGCTTGGTAATAATCAAATGAATAAGGCTAATATGGCTTATCTTGGTCAATCAAACAAGAATCAATTTAATGTTAACGAAGCTAATGCAAATTCGAATTTGTTTAGTCAGTTGTTGGGCGCTGGTACTGCCGTGGCTAGCGCTTATTTAGGAGGTCCTATGAGAGCCGCAACCTCTGTTGTCGGTTCTTCTTTAGGACGTCCTAGGCAATTATCTAATTAGGAGAAATCAATGCCTGTTCCAGTGATTAATTATTCTGCACAACAACCTGAAAATTTAGGGATTGGTAATGGGTCCGGGAATGTCGATTGGCTCGGCTCTATTGAGCGCGGCATCAATTTAGGTTTATTGCCATGGCAGAAAAAAGAGGAGCTTCAGAATGCTCGATTATCCAACGAGCTTTCGCGCCTAAAAAATAAGTATGCACCTCAACAGATGGAGAATGAAGTTCAGAAAGGGAATTTAGCTAATCAATTATCTCAAGTTGATTTGAAATATATGCCGCAAATGTACGAACAAGGATTCCAACGTGGTGATCTTTCTAATGCTTTATCTAGAATAAATCTAAAATATTTACCGGAAGAGAAAGAAACTGAGCTAGCTACAAATAAGGAAAAATTGCGTCTTCTTCCGCTTCAACATGCGCTTAATCAGGAAAAACTTCAGCATCAACAAAATAGATTTGGGAACGCATTTAAATTTTCTCAGATTCTTAAGAATATGCCTCCAGCAAGTAGAGCTGATTATATCGCAACACATGCCGAGGAATATAACCAGATGATAGATGACCTAGGGAATGCGGCTGCTCAAGATATTAATAACGCACAAAATATTGGTAACCCTTATGCTTTAAATCTTACGCCTGAGCAAGAGCAGAATCTTATAAATGCTGGAATTGCTTATCCTGGTAATGTTCCTGCACAACAATTCTCTTCCACTCCTGAAGATATAGATAGAATTAGGCGATCATCTCAAATATCAGCCAATAATTCTTTAAATACAATGAAGAATAGAAATCAGATGGAGGGAACTATTCAATTTGAAACATTCGTAAATAATCCTGATTTCATGGCAAAGGCTGAAAATGCATCTAAATATGCAGGTGCTGTTCGGCAAGGAAAAGGAATGGTTCAGAAATTGTTCCAGTCAAATCCAGCTGCTCAGACTGATTACGAAAGTTTCAAACATCATGATATGACAGCAATTAAGAATAGGATAAAGCAACTTGAAGGAATGGGATCAACCGATGCTCAAAGGAAAGAGTTGAATGATATGTATGATTCAACTTTAGATTCTCTTTCCTCAAACCCAAGAAGATTCATGACACAGTTAGGAAATCTCAAGTCTACGATGCGAAGAGTGGGAGATTCTGTCGAAAGTTCTTATAATAAACTTGGATATCCATCACAATTACAAGGACCGCCATCAGAATATTTACAAAATCCAAGTGGTCAAAGAGGAGCTTTAAATTATGATCCAGGAAGTGGGAGGATTGTAAGATAATGCCTTTAGTTAATATCCCAGGTTATGAATCAATAAATTTTCCAGATAGCATGACAGATGAAGAAATCGAGGCCACTATTCCTAGGTTAATGTCTGAAGGACAAATACGACCTATTGATACAGACCGTGAAGAAATGTCGAGTCAGACTCAGCCTCCTAACCGCCTACAGGATTTCTTAAACGCAGCCGCCAATAATCCAGTTACCAATTTCGCAATTGGAGCTGGCGATCAATTCATGAACTCCATGGGGAATGTTGCCGATCTTTTCGTCCCAAATAGTCAACAACAACTGAAGTTTCCTAAACGCCAATTTGGTGAAGGGGACGCTTATGATTATGGGAAAGTTGCTGGGGAGATTGGTTCGTTTGGACTACTTGGAGGCGCCGGCGGAACTGCGCTAAAGGCTGCTGAATCGTTACCGTATGTAGGGCGATTGGCAGCTGGCCTAGGGGGAGCAGCGCCTGCAGGGACAGCGGGAGTTCCATTATCAGAAACTGGAGCAACCGGATTATCTATGGCGCTTGGTGGCCCACAAGGGATTGCTAGGCGTGCTCTTGGAGCATCCGCTTATGGCGCATCTCAAGACGAAGAAGACAGGCTCAGAGGTGCCGAGCAAATGGGCCTTGCATCTTTGGGATCCGATGCTTTATTGGGAGGCGCTGGCAAGCTGCTTCCTCATAAACATTTTGCCGGGAATTATCCTACAGAACAATTACTCGAAAATTTAAGGTTAACCAAAGGAACTGAAACAGGCTTAGGGGATATTCTTGGTTCTCCTCGGCTCCAAAGAACATTAGAGAATAAATTAACTAAAATTCCTTTTAGTGGTGCTGAAGATGCATCGGCTAATGTTGCTCATGACTTGAATACAAAAGCAAACGTAATAATGAGTGATTTAAGTCATGGTGTTCCTGAGAAACAAATAAGTTCTGAGATTGGAAATGATTTAAGAAATGCACACAAAATGCAGCGAAATATTAAAAATAAGTCATATCAAGCTCCTCAAGAAAGAGCGGAGGAATTAGGATATAAAGTTAATGCATCCAGCTTAGGCAAAGAAGCATCAAAATATTTAGATGTAATTGAAAAAAATAATATCCTAGACTTATTTCCTGAAGAGAGAGATCTTATAAAAAGAACTATTAATCTAAAAGAAGGATTAATGCCTAAAAAGAAATCTGGGTTTTTTAAAATGCTTGATCGAGATAATGAAAATCTATTAGATCTTAAACAAGCAAATATTCTTAAATCAACCTTAAATGATGAGTCAAGAAAATATTTAGCATCAAACAATCCAATGGATATAAAGAAGGGAGATATTCTTTCGAGATTTTCTCGCGCTCTTGATAATGATATAAATAAATCATTAGATATGTTTTCAAAATATGGTGGTCATCCAGAGATTAAAGAAGGTATGTTGGCGGCAAATAAAAATTATGCTGAAAATTATTCTGGATTTCTAGACAAAGATGTATACAAATTTTTAGGTGGGAATCAATCCCCCGAGGAGATTATTTCTACATTCATAAAAACTGGGATCGGTTCGGATAAAAGTGATCAAGTTAAAAAGTTGATGAAAGTTTTACCTAAGAGAACTCAAGATTTAGTAAAATATTCATATCTTTCTCGTGCCATTGAAAATGGAAAACTTGATCCATCAAAATTGAAAACTCTTTTTGGAAAACAAAAACTTGGACCTAACCAGATGGAGGCTTTATTCAACCGTCCTGGTGAAGCTAAGAAGATGTACGATTTTATGGAATTGGCAAAATTAAATAGCGCTCCCCTCAATCGGATGCTTAACCCAAAAACAGGCCAGATGGGATCTGATAAATTAGTCCCTTATATGGCAACTGGATTAGGTGCCGCACTAGCGACTGCACTTGGTGGTGGCGCATTAGGCGCATTAGGTGGGGGCGCTGCAGTTTTAGGCGGTGCTAATTTAATTACTAAAGCCTTAACCAATGAAAAAGTTAGAGAGATGATGGTAAATGCTATTATATCCGAAAAGAAAAGAGGTGGCGCAATTCGTCCATCTGTTCGAAAAGCGCACAAAGGTTTAACCGTTTCTTTAGGGAAATTAGCAGCTGAAGATTATGAAGAAAAGAAAGATGAATTTAAAGACAGATTATTTAGATAATCTGTCTTTTTCTCTCTCTTTTTTCTCTTCTTCATATCTTGCTCGTCGGCCTTCTTCGGCATAATTTACGACATCAACAGCTATTAAAAAAAATACTATGGCTAGTATTATTCCTAATAGAGTACCTAGTCCATGTTCATAAATGAAGTAGATTGATTTATCGATTAACCAGTTAAATAGGTTTGTAACAAGATTTATCATTTTATTAATCCTTAATTGAGATTTTATTATGGCAATAGATACAAGATACTTAATGTCACCAAGTCTTCAGCAATATTTTGTAGACAAAGACACAGGATTCCCGCTCGCAGCAGGAGAAGTGTATTTTTTCGAAGATAACAATAGATCTCAGCCAAAATCAGTTTATAAGATATCGGGTAGCCCGCCAGATTACATTTTTGTGCCTATCGGCAATAAGATAACGCTCAGTTCTGTTGGAACTATGCAAGATGATCTAGGGAATGACTTTATCCCTTATCTTTTGCCAGAAGATGCGGACGGGAATTTACAGTTTTATTACGTAGAAATCTACAGTGCTGGTGGACAAACCGACGGAATATTACAATTTACTCGACAAGCATGGCCTCCTGAAGCCGCTAAAGGAGGCGGCATCTCTCAAGATGAATCCCCAATAAACATAATACCGAATGGGCAATTTGCTCTCCATAATAACATTCCCGCTGATATCGTTAATAATAGACCTCTAGGACGTATAGTTAATGCGATTACTGATGTAGCGCCAGGTGGGTGGACATTTGAGAGACCTTCTACATCTACGGCTACTGATACCGTAACGTTTATAAGATTCCCGGCTTATACAGAAGATCCAACATCCAGCCCTCGTTATGAGATTTCTATTGCATCCAATGGAGGATCTCCTTCAGATACATTCAAAGATTTGCGCGTTAAATTTAATGATGTCAATAAGTTTGCATCCGATGATCAGATGTATACTATTTTCTTTTCTGGCAAATCTAATAGTGGGGCAGATACCACACTTAGTTTCAATCTAATAAAAAATTATGGAACTGGCGGAGATCCTCAAGAAATCATTAATATTGATGATTTTGTATTAACTCCAGTTCGACAAGATTTCATGGTATCTTTTTTATGGGGCAGTAATAATGGAAAGTCAATTGGTCTTCTAAATGATGATTTTAATCAACTCGCATTTAGCTTAGAAACTAATGTAAATATCTCAGCAGTCTTAACTGATTTTGTATATTTACCTGGTGACATAAATATAACAAACTTCCCCGTTACAACAGACGAAGATTTTGTAGATCGTAGTTTGGTTCCACCAATTCCTGGCTTTAATGCTGAAACTTATGGACTTCCTCTTATATCTACAGCAAAAGGATTAGATTTTGATTACTCTGTAGTAGGAAAAATACATCCCATTAGCAGCCCCTTTCCTCAAAGGGGAGACTTGGTGTGTGACGGTGCTACGATTAGAACGGACGGATTCTTTCCTGATGGTGTCCCATGCAGCCGGTTACGCAATGCCTTTATGGATTATTCACTTTTTACGGAAGAAATGCCTATATGGGGAACTGGTAGAGATTATGTAACTGCTTCGGCGCTGAATAGTGGAATTCCTGCTGATAGGATTTTAATAATAGCCGCCAATAATTTCGGAGTCTCTTCCACCCCCGCGAATGGTGGTATTTCTCCTGGATTTACATATGCTGAAGTAGCTCCCGGAGTGGCATCATTATCTGTTTATAATTTAAATTCTTGGACCCTCCAAGTTGCAGATAATCTATGGGTAGAATCTACTATTACTGGTGTAACAGGTTCAACTTTTAGTTCGGCCGGATCAAATATAAGTACGAATGGAAATGCAACAACAAGTGGATTGCCATTTTGTAATCCTGATATTGGGGAAAAATATGGAACTCCTTCTTCCCGCATGTTGGCCGACTTCTTTGTAGGTGGTCTTCCTGCTGCTGGCAGTTATATTCGCATAAGATTGCCTGCATCTGTAAATGATATGGTGTTTTGGTTCAATGTGGATGGGGCTGGCGTACAACCAGTTGCTCCAGGTATAAATACATATGTTCGCGTTAATCTTTTCGCATCACATTTCACTTCAACTTTTGATATTGCATATGTTTTAAGTCGAGCTATCGCTGGCGCTAAAGTATCTCTTATAGGAACAACTTCCGGCGCAACAATTCCTAACAGCTCGTATTTCACATATTCTGTAGGAACTCAAGCATATTATGCATGGTATAGTTTGAATAACACTGGAATTGATCCCACTATTTCGGGAGCGATAGGTGCAAAAGTTATCTACTCCACTTCAGATACGCAAAGTGCTATTTCTCTTGCAACTGCATCGGCAATTAACAGATTATATTATGGACTTCCTGATTTGCGCGGCTGGGTAATAAAAGGATGGGACGCGGCTTCTATTGCGGATTCAAGAGTTAGTCTTAGATTTATGAAGGATGGAAATAGGATAAATTCAACGAATAGTACAAATTATGTACCGGGAACTTATCAGTTTGATTGTAAAGCAGGCGATGTTGTGGGTGGACAAGCGCAGCCTGGGCCCAGTCCTGCTGATATATATCCAGGATATGGAACCGCTGACGCAACTAATCCAAAAAGGTTTACTCCAGGTCCTGCTGCAGCCGGTTTCGGATATTCTGGGGCTGTACAGACGGATGTTAAAAACGTTTTCTTAAATTATGTCATTAAATATTAATGTAGGAGTCAAAAATGAACCCAATCACAAGATTTCAAATAACACGAGATAATGCCGGATTTACTGCTTTTGGACTTCCAATTTCTAATAGGAAATATCAAACAGTTCTCACGGCATTAACTGAACAAACATTGACTGTTCCGATTACTGGAGATTCTACATACCCAGGAATAGCCGCCGTATTCAGTTTTCAGCCTGGTACAACCGTATGGGTAGCAATAAATGCTACAGCTACAGTTCCCAGTGGTTCTTTTACATTAACAGATAGTGAGGAAAATCCACAAGTTAGGTATCTCAAGGCTGGAGATGTAATCCATATGATTACACGATCTACAACATCAGAAGTAGGGGTAATGCTCTATGCCACTTACTAATGGGTTTTCTGAGTTAATGGCGAATCCATTAGTTTTATCGCCATTTACTACTGATGGAACAACGCTGGAATCTATCTTGCCTCCCCCTCCCCCTGGAAGTTTCATTATCATGGAAAGTGGGGAGCTGATGATAACAGAAGACGGCAATTACATGATAACCGAGTGAACTTGTGTCTTTGGATTCTGAAAAATTGCAAGAAACTATTGTTAAAACAGTGGTTTTGGAGACTAACATTGATCATTTATCTGATCGGGTAGAAAAACTTTGTCAGCAGATAGATAATAGTCTGCCACTACTGGCAAAGATAAACCTACGCATGGAAGATGATCTTATGCGTAGAGCAGTATCAGATAAGCTTCTTACCAAGATCGCAGAAGATTGTATGCAGATATCGTTTCTTCAGAAGACACATGAAAAAAAAATTACTGATCATGATGCCGATATTGCATCATTGAAGCGAATTGCAGATGCGCAGAAGACAGTAATTTCTACTGGAAAGCTAGGATGGAAGATATTGACTTCTATGGTCGTTGGATGTTTTACCATATGGACTGCGATAAATGGATACCTTGAAAATATAAGAGGTGAACGAGAACATGCTGCTCTTATTATCATGCAAGAATCTGAAGAAAAAAAAAAGAAGATGGAGTATAATCGCGTTAAGTATCTGATAAGGAATGGAAAATACAATGGCGAGCCGAAAGATTGAAGACTTACACCCAGATTTGATTCCTTTGTGTCAGCACTTTCTCCTGGATTGCAAGGATGCTGGACTAGATATAGTGGTATTTTGCACTTATAGATCAAATAATGAGCAAGATAAATTATATGCTCAAGGACGAACAATACCAGGAAGAGTTATTACGAAGGCCAAAGGAGGGCAATCTGAGCATAACTTTACTATTAATGGTAGACCTGCATCTAAAGCATTCGATATAATGCCCGTTGTTCATGGGAAATGTGACGATAATTTATCGAGCACGGCATGGAAGCAAATTCAAGGTATATGGGAGAAAATGAAACCCATAAATGGATATTATCTTGATTGGTATGGAAGAAAGGACGCTCCATTTCGCGAAGGATGTCATTTCTGTCTAAAGGAAGTAAAGAAATGAAGAAGACTGATATCTTATTTGGAAAGGATCATTTCTATGAAATGACGCCTAAGAAGATACTTGTAATAGCTGATGCGATTAAAGGGACATGTGCGGTCGCTGCTAGCTATTCTTTGATCTCTGATAATAAGATACTAAGTGCCGTTACACTAGGCCTTGTGATAGCCTGTGAGCTGTCTCAGAGGTTATTCGGTGTTAAGCATAAGTAATCAAAGGTGTCGAATCCGCCACCTTTAGATTAGTGCATTTTTTACAATCATATCTATATACGCCGCCTTCATCATACGGAAAACCTGCATAATATTCATAGTCAGGCTCATACGCTACTGGATCAACCGTTTCTAGATGTTCATAACTAATAAACTTCCCGCAAGTGAAACAATTAAGTGTGTTCATTTGATCCACTCCTTATCAATTCTGATTCGTAGTCTTGTAAATTTTCCATCCTCTTTATTTCTTTTCCACACACTGGACAAAAATCGTATACAATAATGCTGTTTTTTGTTTTATCTTCGGGAGATCGGATACAATACCCTTTAGGAGGTTTAATTATGGCTTTAGGTTCATAATATCTAAGCATGTTCATTTATCCTCACATTTTTCTATAATTATATAATGGTAATAATTATATAATTTCCACGAGATATACATAAATACTACATTTTCCGAATTTCCCATATCTAATATTTTATCGAAATGTTCCATATTTTCAAAATAAAGTTTCCTACATTTTTCTATGGTATCCTCATAATTATCGCAATACTCTTTATAATCACATTTATAATCATAAATTTTATCTAGAAGTTTACTCATTTTTATATCAACTTTTTCCATATTATTCTCATTCTGATATTTTTTAGTTACATCCACGAAATTTACGTTTATCCCGCACTCCTTAAACATCTCTTCTATTATACAATCCTTTTCTTTTTGCGGGGATTCAATTTTAGCAATATCAATTTCATAGTCCTTTTGCAGTTCCATCCAAAAAGATGATGATATTTTGAAGACTGATGTGAGTCGTTTTGCTATATCTTTAGTAATGGCTCGTTTACCATTGATAATTTCGTCAAGTCGTGTATGAGATATATTAAGAAGTCCACCTAGATAATGTGTGCTAAAACCCATAGGTTTCATGAGTTCTTCTAGTATAGTGCCAGGGTGTATAGGTTTGATTATGGAAACACAATTACCATCCCACTTTATCTCTCCCCCGCAATGTGGGCAAAATTTAAACATTTCTCCATGTAGGTTATGTACTATATCTACACACGCAGGCATATAATATTTTGCATTATCTGTTTCATGTCCGTTATGTGGTTTCCAAATACAAAATTTCATTTTAACCTCTTGCATTGTTTTCATTAACCATCTCCTGGAGATATTTGATCAGATTATGAACTATTTCCATTCTATATTTATAAAATCCTATTGATTTCGCTGTCATGGGTCAATAGGTAAATCCATGAAAATATCATCTTTACCACGGAGATAATAAAGATGTTACAGCTTTATTAGTGTTGTCTATTGATTTGTCTACAGGCTCAATAGACAAAGCCTGATCCGTGCCTATCGGCTTACGGAAATCTTTCCCAACACTCATCGTGTAATTTTTCTCTATACATAGATTCCCAGTCTAACTCTTTAAGGACTATCAACTGATTCCTCATCGAATTTAACTTCGTATTTATTTTTTTTATTAAATCCATATTATCTGTAGGGCCTGAAAAATTAATACACTTATCATGCTCTAAATCAATCATAATACTATGTTGTAAATCCTCAGCATCAGATAATGCTTTATCACAAAATTCTAATACTTCACCGATTGACGTCTCTATCATTTATTTTCCTCTTGATATTTCTCCAACCGTTTACGTATCTTATCCATATTCATGAAAATCCTAGTCGTCTCCACATGAAATTCAGCGGATAACTCTGCAAAATCTTCTTCTAACTTATAAATCCTTCTTGATAACTTATTTTCAAATTCAACTATTTGATCTGATAGTTTATAAAAAGATTCTGTTATTTCATCTATGTTATTATTCATTATATTCTCCCTATCAATTAGCGCCTGATGATTAATATCCTTATAAAGGCACCAGGCAACCTTTCGCGTGGACTCAGACGCGTCCTTCCTAGTTGGGTGAAAATATTGACTCAGATGAAATATTTTGATTCTCTAGTCTCCTGATAAGTTCATCTATAATCAGCTTATCAAGCGTATCGACTACTATAGTTTGTGAATCTTCTGTCTTAAACTCTTTAAGTGTATCTAACATAATATCTTCGTCTTTATCATAATTTTCGCCAAACATCATACTCTTCAATGCTTCGTCTGGCATTCCCCATAATGATTTTTTGCAAATATCCATTAATTCTATTCTAAATGGAGATACTTCAATATCATCGTTGTTTGATTCTTCTGACACTTCTTCATCCATAGATTTACATCTTATTAATGGATTCATATTCTTAAATCTATCTTGCGCTATTTTAAACGGTATTAAAAATATATCTGTCCAGCTCATAATCACCTCTCTATCGGTTAAAGGAAGATTCCCAGGAATTAAGATACTCATTTTCTTCATCACGCACATTATTATCTATTTTATCAGGAACAATTTTATCTCTATTATCATCTAGTGCATAAAAATGCGATGCAATAATATCCTTATCTTTACATCTCTGTCCTTCCTTGTTTATATATTCTCCAGTAGTCTTTATGTATCCTTCAACTGCAATCTTTCCTCCTATCTTTATAAAAGTAGCAGAAATTGTAGATAGTTTATCAAAAAAAACCACGTTATGATATTCCTTCTCTGACTTTTTTAATCCTGTTGCCTTCTCCGTATACTTGTGAGAGGTGACTAAAATTACTCGCGTTACATTATTTGTCGAGCACTTTTTAATACTCTCAACCTTTCCTATTAATATAGCTTTATTCATTATTTTGTTCCTGTCTAACCAAAGATATTATATCCTGATAGCTTAAATTTTTAAGAAAATCTATAGCTTTATTTTTTCCTGTTAAATTTTCAATATTTAACATTATTAAATCTTTTATTATGTTCGTCGCCCATAATCTTATATCTGAATCTTTTTTTTCGTTCATATACGTATTATATAGATCTTTTATAAAATCATAATAATCTTCATCATCAAAATTTCCTATAAATGAACTACCACAAATATTTTTTAAGTATTCTTTTTCTCTCACAATCTCACAATGTGCTAGAATTGCTCTCGTACGATATCCTGACTCATCTTTAATGATAAAAAGATCACATAACATTCTTTCAATCTTATCATCCAGCTCTTTATTACGCTTAAACTCTGATCCTACTTCCTTAATCTCAAGGGCGCATCCATCATTTAGCATTAAAGTTAATCTTATTCCTTCTTTTATAGTTTCAGTACAATCTACATCACCAAACATATATATTGATCTATCTACCGTTCCGACAATTCCAAGTATGCTACCATTTTTTTCTGCAACTTTTTTACAAGTAGTAATCTTAATCATCTTATTCTCCGTTATTTATATTTAGTTGTGCCAAAAAGTTTATGTGATAATACTATCGCATGATCATTCCCGTTCGTATAAGGATTCTTTATATGTCTCATTGCTTCATTAGCTTCTTCTTCAGTAAATCCATATTTAATGAGATTTTCTTGTGAGCAATCAATGAAAGGAGGAACTTTATATAATTTCTCAATAATCTCTTTACTTAACATTCCCACTCTCCTCACTAATTTGCGGTACTTCTTCCATCGGTACGTTTTCTATATACTCTAATTTATCCTTGATCTGATCTTTAAATCTGATTATCTGATCAAGCGCACTCTGAGCATAATCTAGAGGGAAATATGACTTAATTGTCTTCTGGGCTTCCAAGAATATCGTCTTAAGCTCTTCTAAATTCTTGCATTCCATCATTTGCATTCTAAGGTTTACAGAGTGGGCTTCTATTTCATCTTTTACTTCTAAATTCTTGCGTTCCATCATTTGTATTCTAAGGTTTACAGCGTGGGCTTCTATTTCATCTTTTACTTCTTGTTCTAGCTGATTTTTATTATCAGCCACTTCTCCTTCTAACCTCATATTTCTATTATTTTCATCATATTTTGGCGTTATATCTATCGGATAATCTCGAGCCTCTTCTTGAGAAATTAAACCGCCTAGAGCATCAGCAAATTTATCTCTTAGAGCAAAACCTCTAGCTCTCATTTGCAGCATCCTCTTGGGGTATTGCTGCCATGGGCCCACCTTTCCCCATAGACCAGCTTTCTTGGCATCTTCTATGCTATATAGCACGGTATGCTCACTTTGATTCGCACGCTTTACAATACATGTAGCCGCCTGTAATTGTTCATCAAAATATTCGATTATATTTTCAAACTCAGGATGAGCTTGTACTAAGGCTATCAATGCATCGCCATAAATAGAAGGCTTACCGTTAATCACAGCTATGTTTTGTAATGACTGCATGGGCTTTAACCCTATTTCTGAGCCCATCTGCACAGCCACCAAAACATCAGCTGGTTTTCCTTGATAATTTTTAGGCACAATAGAACTTTTCGCCATTATATCTGCGAACTTCATGGCTTCCTCTAAAGTTCGAGGAGTTAATGAAAATGTTCCTGTTTGTTGTGTAGTTGCTATATTATTCATTTAATTTCTCCGTTATATAAATTATGATCTGATGATTATTTCAAAATTATTTAATTTATCTAAAAGTCTCTTCGTACTCTTTATCTTCCTATCCAATAAAACTTTAGCATGTTCGATAGCATCTTTTTCATTATCATGCCAATATGGCTTTGTAATCATATTTCCAAAAATAGTTACAACATTATTAGATGATATGAGAGATTCTTGTTTTACTATTCCATCTGTGAATAGATATTTTGTTGACCATATGTCTATTTTATTCATCAATCATTCCTCATTGCTTGACTACATCCCTGTTCATCTTGCCACATAAGTTCCTGAGCATAATGATACGTCTCTTCTATGCTCATTTCCATCAACATTTCAAATATCCCAATTTTGAATATATCCATATGTTTTGGGAACTTTATTTCATAAATTTCATTCTCTATCATTCAAAGGCTCCTCCATGAAAGTTCTCCATAAATTTTCGCGAAGGTAAAGCTTATCAAATATAGGAGGGCAACGAGGAGCCTTTTCTTCCCAATATCTAATTTTATTCTCTATATTCTTCATTTCTTGATTTCTCCTTATTAATTTTTTCCTTAACATATTGAGTGATCACATGTAATCTAATAATTTTAGATTTTATCTCTTCCAGTGACATATTTTTAAGCTTACTAAGCAGATTTGCTGGGCTCCCAAGAAAGTCAATAACATCTTCTTTTGAAAAATGTTTAAGGTCTACCCAATCTACCGAATCTTTAATTTTAGGGATATTTTTTATTTCATCTAGCGGCATAATTATATCTCCTTTTTCGTTGATTTCTCTTTAAGATAAAAATTAATAGCTTTTCTGAAATTATCAGGTTTGAAATTCATTTCAGTATAATCCTTTTCGGATATTCCTATACTGTCAAAGACTATCCAAGAATCTTCACCATACTTATCAATCATCTCATCAATCATATCTATAAATATATAAGATGTGCTTTTTAAAGATGAGTCAACCGCCTGTATCATTCCATGGATCATTTTCACCTCCAATAGTTAATTTAGGATGCTTTCTTCATTAGATATTTACTGACTTGTTCATGCCACATTTCAAGTAAAACTTCTTTGTCGTTATCTATTATAGATTCGGCTAATACTGATTGAAGATGTTTAAATTGCTCTAAATATTTAGCATCCATAAACGGATGAATAAATTCATTTTTTATTGGAAAATATTTTTTATTACTTTCATCTAAGAAATATCTAGCTATCATTTTTTCAGACTTTTTATCCATCTCATTAAAGCACACTGATCTTGTGCTTATCTCTGAATACATTATGTGCTTTGTAAAATAAAAACTCATTTCGTCTCCTCCATCTGTTGAAAGAATTATAAATTATATTTTCAAGAAAAATGTAATCTATTATCGATTTCAGCAATAAAATATTTAAGCTATTTGATTGCATAATCTTATATCATAGTAAGTAAGATAGAAATTTCAAATACATGGATGGAAAAATGCTTCCTCACTTTTATCAATTCGATATCGCACATTACATAAAAGATACGCAATATCTTACGCTAGAGCAGCGCGGCATTTATCTAGAGCTTTGTCATTTTTATTTGCAGAGAGGCCCCATTCCGCTTGATCTGACTGATATATGCAAAACCATATTCCCGACCATTAGGCCATGTCGCGCCATTCCAAAAATCATGCCCGTATTAGATCTTACCTTCGAAAAATCACAAGAAGGCTATATCAGCACAAGATACCGATCCGTATCAAATAAAACAAAAAACAATAAGAAATAGACCTGTGGATAACCTGTGGATAACCTGTGGATAAGTTGTTAGTAACCTGTGGATAACACACTTTAGCGTACAATTTGGGTACAATTTGGGTACAATTTGGGTACAATTTGTACGCTGTTTTGCCTATCATTTTCCTCGTTTAGTTTTTAAAATCAATGAGTTCAGCCATTTTTTCATTCTGAGAACCTATAACTTCATTAACTTCATTAACTTCATATTGTTATAGCTGTACACCGTAGGGCAGAGAGACGGCAAAATCTTCATTCTGCAGAATGAATTGACTCATACGCATGCCCTATAATAAACAAGAAGGGTGCTATTTCTGTTTTTATAGTGATTTAGGCAATACGGTAGCATTTTATTATTTAAACGCTTTAAAGTGCCCTTAAATGAGCTTACAGGATATTTATCGAAATTATTGAAATATTATCTCAGTATTAGATCATTTATGATAAAAATCTATCATTAATAATTATAGTGATTTTTTCTTTGTATTTAGAGAGAAATGTTTAGCAAGATCATTGATAAGGCACCTACTCTTCTTATAGTGATTTATCTTATTAGCCATTGTTATATTTGTAGTAAATTATCTTTGTTTGTCATAATAGCAATTAACATAATGGACAATTATCACTCATACATATAAACTTGATTTAATATAGTTATGAGGAGTTTATATGTGTAGAGATATAAATTTTAAGAGTAAGTATGAGAAAATACTTGATTGCATTGTTATTTCTGTTTGCATAACATTTACTGCTTTAATATTTTCGGGAGTAATTTTTATTTTAAATGAATTATATATTTCTTTTTCTAAAACTCCTGAAGAAAGGAAGATCTCTGATGCAATAGATCATGAGCGATTTATTGAGGTATTAAAAATTAGAGAAGGAAAATGAAAAATGATAACTTAATTACATTAATTTTTAGTATTATAGTGATTATAATATTTTCTATAGTGATTTATTTAGCATTTGATTTTGATAAACACCCTTCCTATGAACCTAAAACAGATATAAGATATATTGATATAGTTAAGGATAATAATCATGAAAATTGTTAAATTCTTTTTTGATATGATGAGTAGTTGTAGGCCGTATTCTGTAAAGCTAAAACATAGACTAGATTCTGAAAACATCACCTTAAATGCATTAGCTGATCTTCTTGTAGAGAATACTGGGAGTTCAAGAAATTCGATGGTTGAAAAGATAAAAAATATTCTTTATGAAAGGATAGAGCCATCTGATAATTTAAAAAAGGCTATAGATAAGGCTATCTTACTTTTTATAAGAAGAAGATAAAATTTAAGAGAGATAGAAGATGCCGATAAAGTGGAAACTGAAGTCAGAAACTAAATATCATAATAAGCCATGTGTTAGAGATGGAATGAAGTTCGACTCTCAGGCTGAGGCGAAATATTACGATACGCTTAAACACCTAAAGACATCCGGGACTGTATCGTTCTTTCTTAGACAGTGTCCTATGCATCTCACAGCAGGCATAAAGTACGTTGTAGACTTCATTGTGTTCTATTCTGATGGAACAGTAGAGTTCGTTGATGTCAAGGGGGTGAAGACCGATATGTACCTCCTGAAGAAGAAGCAAGTCGAGCATTTATATCCGATAGAAATTAAAGAGGTAAATAATTAATGAATGAGTTTATAGAATTTATCGTGGGATGTATGATTTTCTTTTTTCTTGTATGTGTCTGTATGGCCATATCTACTAAATATATTCCTGATTTAGTTATTAATAATTCGGCTAAATGCGAATGTGAAGTTAATGAGAAAAAGGGTTAATTGATGATTACTGAATATTATATTGGATGCGTATGCGGCGCTACTGACATCCTATATTGCGTCTGTAGTAATAACTAAGCGGGGAATCAATATGCATAGTTTTCCAAAAAATAAATCTAGATTAGATTTTCTTAGGATTGGTGTAGTACCTTTACCAAAGGAGAAAGGTGATTTCTTGGAAGGCCCATTCTTATCTCTTCAAAATATATATGAATTTGCCGACCTAAATCTCTATTTAAAAATACAGGAAGATAGCAATGAATTATCACAAAAAGAATCGGGTATAATGAATTATTTTGATATATTAAGACTTAAGGAGTTTTTAGATCAAGTTTTGTATGTCATAGATGACCTTTATAAAAATCCAGGAGATTAGCTGATGTTTTATCTATTTATTCCAAGAGATGGAAGTAAAATATATCGACTTGAAGATGACTATTCCTACGGTAAGATCGTTACTAAAAAAGTTCTCAAATTATTATATGAAGAAGTGCGAATCATAAAAATGAGCATAACTGGTTATACAGACTGGGATCTTAAATTTTATGAGTTTGATGGAGAGCGCTGGATAGATGTGGAGGAGATTTGATTAATGAATGTACGTTTTTCTATTAACATAAATACTGAATTAAATATTAGAGAGAATTTTGATTTTATCAGATATGATAATAAAGAGTCATTGATAGACGGAGATGATGGAGATATTATTGATTGTGATCATAAGATCACATTTGATAGTTATGCTTTAATTATTGAAGTATTTAAAAAAGATGAGGGCTTGTTTTCAATTTGGTTACCTTTCAGCAAAAGATTTGTTGAATCACTAAAAGCTATGATAATTATGATTGAGGCTGAGGGGGATGAATGTTGGGAAGATTATGAAAACTAATCATGAAATACAGAAAATAGGCGACTTTTTTTCTACTAAGCAAGCAAACTATCTAAGACGTGAAGGAGTTCATACGATAGAGGATATGTTGCGCTTAAGAGATAGAGATCTGATAGATATGCCGATGATAGGAGATAAGACTATCGATAAGATTAGGGAAGTCAGGAATAGGTGTCTTGGGAAAGTATCTAAGGATTAGGCGGCATAGGTAGTGGATCTTGTTGCATGTGATCTGGCCAAACAATACCTACCCTATGATCAGGGAGTACGCGGAATGTATCATATTCAGTTGGTAGTGTACCAACGTAAAATAACTCCTTACCCTTAGGGTCAATTGGAAGATCAGGATAAATTGAAACTGTAGCTATTCCATTTATTGCATCAACACTCTCTTTGAGCTTGCATTCAAAAATCTCGTCAATGATTAGCACATCACCCGCCTTAAATGCCCCATTATCTTCAGTTATCCCACTAAAAACAAAAGCTGTAATATAATCATATTTAATTACCATGTCTTTTAATACTAACTTATCATTGTTATTTCCCGCTGTTCCTGAAATATGTAAATTAAGTTCTTTCATGATTTTCCTTTCCCTCTATATATATTTCATTATCTTCCATATATACTGTTAAATTGTGTGGTTTGATATCTAAATACGGTATATTCCCATTGGAATGGCAAGGAAATATACTCTTACCAATCAAATGAAAAGATATAATTTCTCCCTCATCTATATTGGAGAATATCTCCGTGATTTTGTTTATAAAGGTATGACTTTTCATAATTATCCTTTAAGCTATGCAAAATATACAATGTCATTATAAACGTCAGGTATTTCTATTGAATATTCTAGATTAAATGGCGATAATATTAAGCAAATGTATAGAATTATGGTCATATCCGTACTCCTATATGATTAACATTCCTCGAAGTATGTCTTTATCCACTCATCAAAGTCAACTTTGTCGATATAGAACTGACCTCCTATCTTTACAAGATATTGATCTAGGCCGTTCCGATCTTTATTGCGAATATGATATTCGATCGACCATTTTGTAAAGTCAGGATATAGCTCACATATCTTATCTATAGTAAGATAGTGTGAGAGTTCCTTATTTATCTCTTGAAGTTTTCGCATATTTTCGCCTATTTCTGTTGGATTTTTTAATGAAGTTATCGAGGAGTAATTTTAGGGTAAATACTTTCTTAAATTCATCAACTAGAAAATATTCTAGTTCCTCTTCCCCCGGAAGTTCATCTTTATAATAGTACTTGATTAGATATGCGATATCCCATAAATCCTCTATACTCATCGACATCATTTCTTCTTCGCATTTCGGCAAATCTTCTCGCGATAATTCTGCTAGTCTTTGCACAAACTCTTCAGTAGTATGGAATAAATGCGAAATTGTAAGTCCATCTCTGCTCACATGAGCTTTAACTCTTAAAGGTTCATCAATAATCTCATTTATGGTTTTTTTAGGCATTCGTGCATCCTCCTGTAATAAATAAAATTAATAACAAAACAATAGTAATAATAGTTAGTAATGGTATACTTATTGAAAATATACAGATCAAGGATTGTGTATTAAAATATTTCTCATACTTCACGTTAATTCTCCATTCTCTTAATAATTAAATATGTTCCATACAAACTATTATTAGCAAAATTGATGCTAAGCCAATAGCAATTAAAGATGCTATTAAGGTAACCCAGTCAGTTTGACGCAAGACTAGCTTGTATAAACGCTGTTCGATGCCATTAAGAAATCTAATTTCAGTTTCTATCCTATTTTTCCATAGCTCTAATTGCTCTAGATCTTGCCGATCAATATCTATTGATATCTCTTGTTCATTCATGTTTATCTCCTGTTATACAAATTGTGGTGGTATTTTCATCTTGGTCAGTTATCACGTAGGAATTGCCCACCATATGCAAAAAAGTATTTGCTACTACATAATGCGCACCTATCTCACAATTATATCGCAAGTTTTCGTCCCATCCTGAATCTTGTGCCCACATGCATATATTAGTAAAGTCCAATATGTTCATTATCTTAATCCTCCATTCTCTCAAAAAGTATCTCACACTGCTGTATAGCTATTTCTTCTCCGCGCTCAGAGTTGGTTACTATAAAGTAAACTGCCACAATCGATGCTATCGATACCCCTACTAACAGCCAATCAAAATCTATCCGTTTAAATAACTTCATTTTTTACTCCTCCTTGAGTGTGGTTAAATTTACTTTTCTTCTTCGACTTCGACTAATCGGTACCATTTACCCTCATATAAGAACTGAAAATCTGTTACTTCGGGGGTAATACCTTTTTCTAGATGATCCAATTCAACTTTAAGGGGAATATTGTAGGTAATAATCATTTCCGCACTATGAACCTGTGCTACGCCTTCAATATTTTCCTCTATACTTTTTTTAATATAATTAATGCGCTCAGTTATTATCATTTCATCCTCCTTATTTTAAAATTTCACTGCAATAATATGATTTTACCGGTGACGCATATTGCTCGAAAGTTGGATTGCATATAACACGCCATCCATCCTTTTCAAGCCTAATTTTTTGTGATATATGGAGGGAAGAGAAAGTGGGAAGAATTTCTTCATAATAATTTTTTCTGATATCTTCTTCTGTCATTTCATTTCTCCTCCTTTTCAGAACGCAAAGATTCAAGTCTTTTTATGCTTTTTTGCAAAATTTCTGTTATGAGTGAAATGGCTAACTCATTTTTATCGCTGATAATGTCAAATATTTTTAGCATGTCGCTAATACATCTATTGTCGCTATCTATCTCACGCGCAATCAGCTCTCTTTCAGTTTTTGTCATAAAATCTCCTCCTTTTCAGAATGCAAAGATTCAAGTCTTTCAATATTTCGGGTTAGAACCGCAATTAAAAGAGATAGCGATAAGAAATTTTCGTCGGCAGTTATATCCCATAGTTTCATGGTGTCTCTGAATTTTTGTATGTCTATCTCTATATCAAGAGCTATCATCTCTCTTTCAGTTTTCGTCATTAATAATCTCCTTTTATTCCTCTATAATAGAGTGATGATTAGCTAGACATTCGGCTGCAAATTCTTTCGCCTGTTTTAGCTGAAGTCTGTAATATAAAATTTGATCTTCTTCAGAAAGATCAGAAAATTTTTTATTTACAACATATCTTCCATCTTTCTTTATAAAAGGTTTTATCATATTAATCTCTTCCTTTGTCATATTGTGTCCTTCTAAATAAGGCCAGATACGCTCTGGCAGGCGGGTAGTTGACGGCTACCTTTTAGCTTCTAATTTTAAAATTTTCCCATTCACTCATTTTCGCCCAAAGTTTTTCGTGCTCTTTATCACGCATTTTTCTTTGACTAGAAGATTTATCAAGGAATTCGTTAAGATTTTTACTAAGTAGCGCGTATTCTTCAAAATCAAAATTATTCATAGAATTTCTCCTGTCTGTTCCGTATTCATTTCCCAATATTTGAATGCTGCTAAATCTTTCTGTGATATTCCTAGTTCTTCCAGGTGAGTTATTTCAGTAGTAAAATCTTCCATTTTAATATCCTCGTTAAAAATTTAATTAAAATATTCTATTAATTTACAATTCTAGTTATAGTCAAAGATTCTCTGCGCTATAGTCATAGCCTAACTCATCCATATAGGACCAGAAAGATCGGTCAGCCCAGATTTGATCTGGCGAGAGAGCTGTTCCCTCCATTATATGTAAAAGATGTTCAGCAGCCTGTATAGCTGACTGGTAATACGGTCTCACTGTAGATATAAAATTTTTAGCCTCATCTAGGGAATAGTCAACCATCTCTCCTACTACGCTCCCATCATCCTTCCAGTATCTTGTAGTCATAGCATTCTCTCCGTTTATCCAAGTTGCTGAGTCATCAGTGACTCAGTGAAAGTAGTATAGATCACGCAGGAGACTTGCGCAAGTGCCTTGTGTGAATTATTCTTAGAAATATGATTATTGGCGCGATTTAAATGGGAAATTATTGATTGATATGAATAATAGTGGCACAATCTGAAAAATTTCTTTCCTTCCTACCTGCGGAGCACTCATGACTACTATCGAGAAGACTATACAAGAGCTTATAAAAGGCACTATCACTACAGAAGTACTTTCATGTGAAGCAGTGAAGAAGGAAAAGAGCAAGAGCTCGTGCAAAGGTAAAAGCTCCTGTAAGGGGAAAAGCTCTTGTAAAGGCAAGAAGTAGGGAAAAGACATGACAAAGTGCGAAAGGTGCAAGGATAGCAAGAGCTTTATCATGGGCGGCATGAAGACTCGATGCTTGTGCCCAGATGTGTATATAAAGGAAGCTATCGAGAAAGCAGAGTCAGCTTTTTCCGATAATCCGATCCGAAAGATACGAAAGAAGCGAAAAGATTGGGCAGGGAATCAAAATATTGAAAATGAGATATGAAATAGATCACAAAATATCACATGATGGGAGTGATAGATGGGAGGCGTAAAAGGAGTATCTGGTAATCTTTTGGGTAGGCCAAAAGGAGTTCCTGACAAGCGCACCTTATATAAGAGCGTACAGGAGCAGCTGGTCGCAGCCGGCTTTAACCCCGTCAAGGCTCTCATAGATATAGCTATGTGCGAAGATCATGATATCAAAGTGCGCAAGTCAGCCACGAAGGATCTTTTGGACAAAGCATACCCTGATCTGAAGGCCATCGATGTCAAGTCTGATCAAGTTGCAGATGGCTTGGCTGGCATCAAAGAATTTATGGCTTCCTTGATATTGGAGCATAGGAATGAGTATTGATCCGAAAAGTGGTGATTTCGATATAAAGGTGGGACGAGATGCTACAGGCTTTTATATCCTTAGCGAGAAGGGAGACTATGCAGAGAAAGAAGTAGCGCGCCTAAAGACGTCTATCGACCTATCCCACATACCTCGAGATCTTGCTACCGAGAAAGCCTTACGAGAAGTGGCCGAGTTTTATAAAGTCATAAAGACTGCACTATCTGACTATAAAAAGTATCTTACTGCATACGAAATAGTGGAAATATCTGCTAAAAAGCCATTAGTAGGTAAGCCTAGCGGAAATATCTTTCTGACGGATGGAAAAGACTTCTCTATAGATCCGAGCATATACACTGAGATAGAGCGCCAAAATATCATCGCTTCATATAAGATCGTAAATGATTACTCTAAAAAGGAGAGATTATGACAAGAGTTTTAGGTGTGGGAGATCCAGGGTTCGCCCGTCTGCTGATAAGTGGACTTCAGGATAAACTCGACGAGCTTGGTGAAGATGAGCTTAATAAAATCGATGAAATTGATGAAGAAGAGACTACCAAATGACTACTAAAAATTTGGTAATCGGAATTGTACGAGGATTTGATCTCAAGCCTGAACTGCACTTTACTGAAGAGGTCGAAGAGAACGTTCCCCGTATGGTTTCTTCAGTAGCTATTAAGCTAATTGACTACAATGCCGTGCCCTCTTACACTGCTTATTCACTGTCATACGAGGCGCTTCCGCAGCTTATAGAATATCTACAATCGCTTGTTGCCGCAGTTCCTCCAGAGAAAGAGATTTATGATCTTTATCAAGTACCTAGTGGAGAAGCGGAGCGAAAAGAGAAATTAAAAGAGATTCACGATCTTGTAGATAGTATGATCAACGGAGATAGCACAAAACTCTAAGACGAAGATATGATCATAACCGGCATTGAAAAAGATACTGATCTTGCTACCGAAAAAGCCAAGCTACTTGGCTCACTACTTTACTTCATCCGTACTTTCTATAAAGCTCACACAGGCAGAGACTTTAGAGTAAGTCAGCCGATCGGTAGAGAATCGCATCATATCTCCATCTGTCGTCAACTAACCAGAATTTTCCATTTAGAATCAACGCGCTTGGTCATCAATGTGCCTCCTGGGCATGGTAAGAGCACCATGCTGGTGTACTTTATAGCCTGGGCATGGGCGCACTATCCTGACTGCAACTTCCTATATGTCTCTTACTCTCACGATGAAGCCTCAAGAAACACTTCGGAAGTGCGCGGAATCATATCGCATCCTATGTATCGAAAGTTCTTTGGCGTAGAAGTAAGCGCGGATTCCTCTGCTAAGGATGACTTCAAGACTAACCACGGCGGCACACTAAAGGCATATGGATCTGCGGGTGCAGTTACTGGAAAGAATGCGGGGTTTCCTGGAAGTGATCGCTTCTCCGGCGGCCTAATCATGGATGATATGCACAAACCGGATGAAGTTTTTAGTGATAATATGCGAATTGGTATAATAAATAATTACAAGCAGACAATGGCGCCGCGCGTGCGGGGCCCAAAAGTTCCACAGATCTTTCTTGGCCAGTGCCTACATGAAGACGATATCGCAGCCTTCTTTAAAAGAGCTGGTGACGGTCATGTATGGGATCAAGTAGTACTAAAAGGTATAGATGATGCCGGCAACGTTTTAGATCCAGCTATACGAACGCTTGCTGCATATAAGCTCATGGAAAAGCATAGCGAGTACGAATTTTGCGCACAATATCAGCAAAATCCTCAGCCCGCTGGAGGTGGTATCTTCAAGAAAGATGACTTTGTTCTTCTCGATGAAGATCCTGACTTCTTTGCTACTTTCATAACGGCTGATACAGCTGAGACAGATAAGACGTACAACGATGCGACGGTCTTTAGCTTTTGGGGATTATACAAGTTAAACTCGCATTCGGGAGATACAATAGACGACTTTGCTCTCCACTGTATAGACTGCTTGCAGATTAGAGTAGAACCCAAACACTTGCGAAGCGAGTTTATTTCTTTTTACTCTGAATGTAATATGCACAAATCGAGGCCACAGTTTGTCGCTATAGAGAAGAAGTCAACTGGTGTCACTTTACTTTCCTGTCTAAGCGATATGCGTGGACTGTCAGTGCGTGATATAGATAGAAGCAGGATTTCGGGTAGTAAGACTGCACGTTTCATGAATATCCAGCCTTACGTAGCCAAAAAGTTAATATCGCTCAGACGTGGTGCGAAACATACGGAGATGTTCATTGAGCATATGGGGAAGATAACGGCTAACGACTCACATAGACATGATGACATAGCTGATACTTTATATGACGCCATTAAGATAAGTTTGATTGATAAGACTGTGCAAAACCAGTATGTTCCACGTGGAACAAATAATTTGGCGCTCAAAAGTATTATGGAGCATCAGCTTAGTATCAGTACCGCAAGGAGTAGTCAATGGCAAAGGTAATGATGAGTAGCCGCAAGAATATAGAGAAACTTACTCAAATAAAGAGTAATATACGATCATTTAATGATGAATTTAGAGAAAATTTTAACCGATTCAATGATTCTAGAGTGTTTACTTTTGAGACATCTCTTTCTGATGCCAACCGGCAAGCGCTTATTATACAACAAAAACCTATTATCGAGTTCAATATCCAAGAAGCATATCTGTCACGTCTGCTCGGCGAATTTTCTCGGCAAGAACCCACCTTAAATATTAGCTCAAAACTAAATGGTTCTTCTGAAAATCCTCAGCTTATTGAGTTCCTAGAAGGGTATCTTCTCCAAACTATCTTTGATTCCAATAGAGATAATCTCCAGTACGATGTTCTTTCCGACACTCTATCCGGCGGTTTTGGTGCTGTGAAGATTGTTGATCAGTATGCTACTCCTGAATCTTTCGAGATCGTGTCTCGTATAGAGCGCTTCTATGATCCTACGCTTTGTGTCTTTGATAAGATGGCGCGTGAGTCACATAAGGGGGACGGAAAATATAGCGCCGAACTTTTCCCGATGCTGCGCGAAGATTTTAAAAAGAAATATGGTTCTGATGCGGCAGAATCTTCGGATAGCGCTGCCATAGAAGGCTTTAACTGGTCTTTCCGAGATAACTCTGGGGAAGGAATCGTCTTAGTAGCTGACTACTACGAGAAAAAATCGAAGACTGTGAAGATGGTGAAGGTGGCTGCGTCTATAGATGAACCTGAACAAGTCATGACAGAAAAGGATTACGAGATATTTGCAGCTGAATGGGCTGTATCTAGGATTGAACAGGTTCCAGTAGTTGTAGCCAGCAAGAAAGCTGAGATAGAGACAATAGATAGATATGTGATTTCAGGTGGATCTATTTTAGATCACGTATCGACTCAATGGCGACTTCTCCCCCATGTGTTCTTTGATGGAAATTCGAAGATACTCCGACGCGCAACTCAAGGTTCTTCTTATCAATTAACGAGACCCTTCCTATATCATGCTCAAGGTACGCAGCAACTCAAGAACTTTGCAGGCCAAGCGTTGGCTAATGAGCTTGAGAATATGGTGCAGCACAAGTTTCTAGTATGCATTGAGTCTCTGCTAGATCAGTACTCAGAAGCATATAAGAACGTGCAAAATCCGAGCATGCTTATATATTCGGCTTATTCTCAGGATAATCCTGATAAGCAGCTACCGGCCCCTGTAGCCGCCCCTCGAACTCCTATTCCCCCAGAACTAGCTCAAACTTTCATGATATGTGATCAAACGTTGCAAACAATAGTTGGGTCATATGATGGAGCCTTGGGGATAAATGATAATCAACTTTCGGGGAGAGCTATAGAATCAGCAGCGATGCAAAGTAATCCGGTTTCTATCCCATTCTTAGTAAATTACATGAAGGGATGGTCGCAGGTTGGAAATATTCTACTAGAGCGCATGAAGCTGAATATGACGGCTGCTCAAGATATAACACTTAAGAGTGGTCAGAAAGTTAGGCTAAATGATCGTGCGCGTGGTGGACTTTCTATGAATTACGCTCCACACGATCTTCAAGTTAATATTGAACCTGGTGTTAGCTTCGAAACACAGCGCGCAAGAGCGTTCCAAACGATTATAAGTTTGATGCAAACAGTGCCGGAATTCTCTGATTTCATGAATAACTCTGGATCTGGTCTCCCGACGATTCTAGAGAACATAGATATCAGAGGAATTGATAAGCTAAGAGCTAGCGTACAAGAATACATGCAGATGAAGCAGCAACAGCAACAACAAGCTCAGCAGATGCAACAACAGCAACAGCAGCAGGAGATGCAGATGCAGCAGCAGCAACTTCAGATCATGATGAAGCCGGTAGAGCTTAAAGAGCAAGAGATCCAGCTTAAGGCTCAGAAAGACGCGGCAGAAGTTCAGGTTAAGCAAGATCAGGTGGCTATAAATTACATGAAGGCCGAAGCTGAGATTGAGAACCAGGGGATTGAGAATGCTTTAAAAGCTTCAGAGATAGAAGCTCGCAATATCCGAAGTGAAGTTGATCTAGAAAGATCTGATAGGGATCATCATCATGCGAAAGCAATGGATCTTCTGAATCTCCATCATGCTCGCGAACAGCTGAGCAAAAAGTTAGGTGCTATGGATGAAACGTAAAGTGAAACGAAATTTGCGCATAGTATTTAAAGAAATGCGTAAATTAGAAAATAGGTTGATTATTACTGAAATTTTGAATGCATGGGATTCTTTATTAAAAAAATTCAATATGGGAGATAAATAGATGAAACGAAATTTGCGAATTGCTCTTCGCGCTATTAATCCTATTAGAAAGCGTGGATTACAATCACGCTTAAATAAGATTAATAAAGTTTCGCGTAAAGAACTAGGATCACTTCTAGATATTTTCCATTCTGAAGAATTCCAATCAAAATTCAAAAAAGCAATGGTGGATAGGGAAGGATTCGAACCTTCGAAGGCTGAGCCAATAGATTTACAGTCTACCACCTTTAACCACTTGGATACCTATCCAAATATTTAAAATATCACAGAATACAGGAGAATAATATCATGGCCGATACAAAATGGAGTCAGTTTCCACCAGGGGGACCTATAGTAGATACAGATACACTAGTAGGCTTAAGAGCTGGCGTAAACATTCAATATAGTCCCACTGAAGTTCTCCTATCTGCAAAAAATCTTTCAGATGTAACGAATACCGGCACGTCAAGAACTAACCTTAGCGTCCCTAAAATATCTTCTGGTACTGGATCTCCTCAGGGAGTAGTTGCGGGTGTCTTGGGAGATCTATACATAGATACCATCGCTTCTACTGACAAGTTTTATGTATGTATCGTTGCTGGTACAGCAATTACCGCTACATGGCAAGTACAGACTAACTTGTCTGGCGCGCTGTTAGTTGCAAATAATCTTTCAGATGTCGCTAATCCAGTTACGTCATTAGCTAATATCGGAGGTCAACAACAAACTATAGTAGGAACGGGTGATCCTAATGGATTCCAAGCCGGAACTGCCGGCAAGAATTTCTATTTTGATACCGCTGCAGTTCAGTTATGGATATGTACGCAGACTGGGACGAGTGTTACAGCCGTATGGGCTATACAAAATCAGCAAGGTGGTGGAATAGATGTAGTGAATCTTGTCTCAACTTCGCCAGCACAAATGGTAAGCAATAAGCTGTACATTGGTCTTATTGCATCTCCGTCGCCCGCAGTTGGTATAATGCCTATTGCTCCAACTGCTGGTGATCTTTTGATCATATATGCTTCTGCCACTGCAGGGGTGACTATTCAAAAAGGTACTGCGGCACTTATTAATATAACAAATAATATGGTCTCCTCTAGTTTTTTTATCCCTTTCAGAAATACTGTAGTTTTAAGATGCTTCAATTCTTCGGGTGGGGGACAATGGTTCTCAGAATCTATCGATGACACGGTGATAATTGATGGTACTACTACTGTCGGATATCAGCCTTTAAACATCGTTGGGTCAGGTGATCCTAATGGCGCGCAAGCTGGTGTCTTAGGAGTAAATTTCTATTTTGATACGACTACCGCGCAAGTATGGATCTGCACACAAACGGGAAGTTCCTCTACAGCTGTTTGGGAAATTCAGAATAAAAATGCGGGGGGCATAGAAACGATTGACCTTGTTTCCACTACTCCTGCACAAATGTTAACCAATAAATTTTATGTGGGTGTTTTATCTTCGCCAGCTCCAGCGGCAGGCATTATTCCCGTCTCTCCGATAGCAGGAGATGTGGTGATTATATATGCAGCAGCAGCACAAGGGGTGACCGTCCAACGAGGAACTGCGGCGCTTATAGAAATATCTGGCAATCTTGTTACGGCAAGTTTCTTTTTGCCTTTGCATAGCAATGTAGTTCTAAGATGTTTTAGTGCTGCGTCTGGCGGCCAATGGTTCTTAGAATCTTCTGATGGGCCTATAATTATTGATAGCACTATTACTGTCGGCTCACAACCGTTAAATATAATTGGAACTGGCGATCCAAACGGTGTGCATGCGGGAACTGCGGGAATAAATTTCTATTTTGATACTGCTGATTTACAGCTATGGATATGTACACAAACTGGGAATTCATCCACAGCTGTTTGGATAATCCAAAATGAACAGGCAGTTGAAACAATAAATTTAGTTTCAACGACACCTGTTCAAATGGTAGAGAACAAGTTTTATGTTGGACTGGTTTCATCGCCGTCGCCAGCGATGGGGATTATGCCGATCGCTCCGACTGCTGGTGATATTTTAATAATCTATTCACCTGCGACTCAAGGCGTCACTGTTAATATCGGAACGGCGGCACTTATAGAAATAACCGGTAATTTAGTCACATCAAGCTTCTTTGTTCCACAGAGAAGTAACGCGGTACTTAGATGTTTTAGTGCTGCGTCTGGTGGCCAGTGGTTCCTGGAATCTTCCGATGGGCCTTTAGTTGTTGACGGAACTATTAGAGTAGGATATGTCACAAGAAGTGATGCGATAATCCCAAACATTTTCTTTTTCTCGGGTTCAAAAGGAAGTGACACTATCATCGGTAATGGTTCAGAAGCATACCCTTATGCGTCATTAGCAAAAGCCACTACTGAAGCTTTGCTTGTAGCTAGTCCATCTACGCCGACAACAGTCTTTGCTATGGGAAATGAAACTGTCACAGGGAATATATCATTATATCCTGATGTTAATGTTGGTGGGTATGGACCAAGTATAAGTAGCCTTACATGCACCGGGGTTTTATCGCTTGATGCAACTTTTGATTCTGTGTCGATGGCACGATGTTTCGTAAGTAACCTAAATATTTCAGCAGCTGGCGGAATAAATTTTGTATCCACCGTATCTCAACAACAGCAAATAATCTTTACAAACGCGCCTATCTTAGATACACCCACAGTCAATATCGAAGGTTCTGGTGGGGCTGACAACGAAGTTTATTTATTTTCTAATGGAAAAGTTTTAACACCGCATACACCAGCAACCTATACAATAAAAAATGTCACCGCTATTTTTGAAAATTGCTCAACTAGCGGAATATCGATGGATAACGACACTAGTGTTAATCCAAGCATCTTGGGATTAACTAACAATTCTACACCTAATTCATTGGGGGCTATATCGATATCCGGTTCTACACCTTTCTCGGGAACCATACTTTTCTCAGATAATTCCTATCTAGATTCTTTAGCGATGATTGGAGATAATGTTAATGTTTCTACGGACGTTACATCGTATGTGAGTGGCATTTCATTTTCAGGCGGCGCATCTTTCAGCAACGTCATAACTTTAGCTGTGTCTGACAGCATTAATGCAAACATCAATTTCACACCCATAAATTATTCATTGCCCGTTGCTACACTTTATCCTCAAGCATCTACTACGAATAATTTAAAAGGCATTGATAATCGTTTGGGCGAAATTGCCATTCAGCACATTTTGTATGCTGATTTAACACCGATGACCGACGTCAGTTTACCTTCTGGTAATACTCAACTTTTCTTCGATCATGTTCATATAGATCAATCTACCGCTTATAATTCATCTACATCAACCTACACAGCTCCAGCAAATGGTATTTATGAGTTATCCTACACTTTACAGGCAACTGGAACTGGCGCCGCATTAATGACAAATTATTATTTTGATTCTGCATTTTATATAAATTCAACTTTTTATGATAGTGGATATGTCTCTAATAGAAATTCGATGGTAGCGATTGGACAAGTTATTAATTCAACTAATAGTCCAGCACCGTTAATGATTTCATTAACAGCAGGAGACACCGTAAATGTTCGAGGAGTGAATAACGGGAACATTCCGCTAACTATACAGAATACAAATTTAAGTATAAAATATATTAGTCCTTAATGAGTAACTTTTAAATGAAATCAAAGCCTATACTAGCTGAATTTGATCATGAAATATCAAGACTAGAGAAGCAAGTTAATCATTTGGAGAAAACGAGGCGCCGATATCCTATATATGATGATGTGATAGGCGCGCCTCAGGATAAGATATTGACTCGCATAAGTTTTTTGGAACTTCTAAGAGATCATGTCGAAAGTGTTCCGTCTTACTTAGAGAATAAAAATGTCTGAATAGATGATTTAGAATTAATTTATAAGGTACTTACTCATTACATGGAGAATAAAAATGGCAGAAAAGAAAAACTGGATAGCGGGAGCTATCAAGAAACCAGGAGCTCTACGGAAGGCTTTGAAAGTTAAGAAAGGTGAGAAGATCCCAGAGGCTAAACTTGAGAAGGCGGAGAAGTCTAAAAATCCTCTCATGCGTAAGCGTGCGCAACTAGCTGAAACTTTAGGAAAATTAAGAAAATAGTGTAAGTATATTTATACTATAATTATCAATTAGTTATAATATAACCGCCACGCCTATGGAGCACAGTTTTCTAAGCGTAACCTTGGCGGTTTTTTATTTGGAGTGATGCATGAAGAAGAAATATGATAAAGAGAATAAAAAAAGAATGGAAGAAGCCAAAACCAAGGATGAACGAAATAGAAAGAAACGAATAAACGAACGCTCTAGGAAGAGACTTAAAGACCATAGATAGGTACTACAGATTGACATCCTCCACTCCCTAAAGGAAGTGGATTCCTACGGCGTCCATCTTGGTTATCGACGGATCGCTTCAGTGGGTTCCTAGGCCGAGCGCCTTACTTCAGCTGCTCGTATCTCCAAAGGCGTTACTTTCCGCCAGCCCGGCGGTAGACCTTGTTGAAAAGCAAGGGAATTTTAATACAGGACAATGACGTTATCCATGCCGTATATCCCCGCCATTAATAGCGAGGTTTTACGGCACAACGGATCAAGCTGTTCATGCTTAAGGTCCTTTTCTCAGCCAATAAGAATACAGAAATAACCTCTTGCCTTATGAGACATTCCTCGTTTCAGCTGGAAATTAATCCTATCATATTTTTCTTTTAATATACAAGTCATTACCAATATATCCCAAGTTCCCGCGCGGGAGAGCTGTCCGTCTTTGAACTGTCCGGGATTCCAGGATAGTTCCCTATCACGCTTAACCCAGTAAAAGAAATCACGACTAAGATCACGACTAAGAAATCGTGGGAATTTCAGTTTTGCATTAAAACACTTAACTTATTGATTTTAATATACTAAGTATTTCTACTCTTTCTATATCTCCAATAGTATTAAAACAAAAAAATATCCTTTACTTTTAATCATATATGCAGTATAAGTCGTTGAATAGATAACTTATCCACAGGTTATCCACAGTTACCCATTCTCAATGGGGGTTTTATCTCCACTCGGGAGATCCGAGGGTTGTCCACGTGATGGTTATAGTCATTAGAGGGTATATATGTCTCAAGAATCATTAGAAGGTTTGAGTGTTCAGGCGCCTGTA